GCTCAGAAGAGTGGTATGAAAGCCCAGTCTCTTCGATTTTAGGTCTTGCCAATGCCATTGGTACGGGACTAACAGCAAACCGCATCGTCTCCGGGAAAGTACGCTCGACTTCACAACAGCCTCTTTTTCTCATCCCAAACGGTGCAGCACGAACAGTTACCGTTGCAGGGACGGCAACAAATTTTATTTACTATGTCAACGGGATTGAATACACAATCCTTGCCGATACGGCACTCACTGGCCTTACTGCGGCTCCCGCTGCCAATAACACTTGTTCCGTAAACGATGCTCTTGCAACAGGCGGACAAGATTGGACTCGTCACGCAGGAGAAGAAGGAACTTCAATCACTGTTGATTCGATGGGAACTGAAATCACCGGACTTGTCGGTAAATTTGCAGCTTTCCGACTCGCTGGTGCAGCAACTGAATACTTCATCGCTTACGTCAATTCCACAACATCGCTCACAAAAGCAATGCGTGGGTTTTTCTTCGACTCATCAGACGCACCCGTCGTTCGCACGACTTTCACGGATAACGACACCATCACTCTGATGAAACTCACTTGGATATTTGCGAAAATAGATCGCACACTTACTGCGACTTACAATCCGCCTATTTGGTCTGATGATGAGCCAACTTCACCGTCACTCGGGGACTATTGGTTTGATACGTCAGCTAACACATGGAAAGTTTATGGCGTCGGAAGTTACTCACCGGCTGATGCCGTCCTTATCGGCGTTTGTATCCAAGACACAACAAACACAGTCGCAGCGCGAAGCTTTGAGTTCTTCAAAGGTTACACTGAGCTAAACACTGTTGAACTTGCCCCTGAGTCAAACACGCAAGTTAAATCACGCTTTCAGGGCAGTCAGTGTTCCGTAAATGGTGTAGTCGTGAAGAACGAACGTAACCTGCACACATGGGATATGACTCTTGATCTTGAGAGTGGGGTTACTGAGGCCGCATCGACTCCGTATTATTTTTACCTAACCGAAACTGGCGATAAAATCATCTCAAACAAACGTCCATTTGATCGACGCGAGGACCTTCTCGGCTATTATCACCCACATAATTCTTGGCGTTGCGTCGGTTATGCATTTAATAACGCCTCATCGCACTTAGAGCAGGTTGAAAGTTATTTTAAACGTTACGATTTCGAGCCAATGCGCTCAGTGATTTCAACAGACGTGCAGTTAATGCGTGACCGTTCCGTCACCTTTACTGGCGCATCATTCACTTACACCTTACTCCCGGCAGCACAAACAAAGGGAATGACCTTCACGTTAATCCACGGGGGGACCAGCCAGACACAAGTTTATACCGTTGATGGATCAGGTGCCGAACTAATCGGGGGACTCTCTTCTCGGACTCTTTACGATAACGGTGAAGTTTGGGTCATTCGCTCAAATGGAACCGGCTATGATATTATCAGTGAAGTTAACCGATCAGACGTTGAACTTTACCTCGATACGCCAAACGGTCACGGGTCCACCAATACGTTTATTCGTCGGTACACTAACTCGAGGAAAAATACCCTCGGTGTTTATGCGACTTACGCTGATAGTGCCACGCTTGGAATGACAGTGACGATAAACGTTCCGGGACTTTATCAGGCTTCCATAACTGACGGTCGTGTTGCTGGCTCCTCAATCTGTGGTATATCACTAAATACTTCGGCACCAACTACAACAATTACATCAGTGACTTATGCTCAAGGGAAAAGAGCAGTTGGTGCTGGTGATGCCGCTGGTATTATTTTAGCTTCCGTAACTTTACGCTTAGTAGCCGGTGACATTGTTCGAGCACATACGGGTAATGCTGCCGACTTAGCAACAGACAATGGAACATTCCGTCTAATTCGGATCGCACCATGATGAGAGTAAACTAATGTCTTCACCTTACGCCGAATACGCTGAAGAACGTTCTGGTCAAAAAACCATAGAATACGACTGGGGTTTCCTCACTTACCGCATCATCGGTAAACAATGCGAAGTCTATGACATTTTCGTCCGCAAAGAATTTCGCCGAACGAGAAAAGCCTGGGACCTGCTCGATGAGGTCGTCACCCTTGCCCGTACGTCTGGGTGTGACACTCTCGTCGGATTCAACTGGCCCGCAACGCCAGGTGCAACTGAGTCCATGCAAGCGGCCATAGCTTATGGTTTTAAGCTGCACTCCGTTGAGGGTTTGCGTATACTTTTAGTGAAAGACATTGGGGGTTAGGTTATGGGCAGTGCAGCAGCAGCAGTTTCGGGCATAAGTAAAGGCGGATTTCAAGGCGTCGTCGGCAATGTCTTCGGTATTAATCAGGGACTTAACCGTCAGGCAAATGCCGCAACTAACGCAGCACTTGAGCAGCAAGCTTCCGCTGCACGCAACTATGCAACAGTTGAGAGCATCGTAAATCCCGCAACAGTTCGCGGTCTTGCCGACATGGACACGGCACTTGCAGCTCAAGGACGAAACCTCACCCGACAAGAGCAACTCGTCAGTCAAATTGACCCGACTATCGTAGAGGCAAGTCAGCAGGCACTTCGCCTCCTCCGTGGCGAGACCGCAAGCACCCTCGCTCCACTTCAAGCGCAGCGTGATCGGCAGCGGCAGAAATTACTTAATTCCTTACGTGAGCAATTAGGACCGGGCGCTGAAACCTCAACCGCCGGAATCCAAGCCCTCACTCGTTTTGATTCCGAGACGGATAATTTATTTTCCTCCGCACAGCAGTCGGCAATTTCAAACCTCGGTAACACTGCCGGACAGTTCAGTGGTCTTCGTCCCAACATCGGTAATGAGGCGACCACTTTCGGACAACTCGCTCAAGGCCGTGCAGGACTCGGCTTTAGTCAGGCCAATGCACTTAACCAAGCGTCAGGTAACGTCTACAACTCAGCGGGTGCTCGCTATGCGGGCGATCAGATTAAAGGTGCCGGGCAGGTGGCGTTTGGAAATCAACTGCTGGGTGCTGCGATTAAAGGTGGGACAGCGGCCCTTTCCGGTGGCGCAAGGGGTGCGGCAGGTGCAGACGGAGCAGTGGGATAATGAAAAAAACGACCATTAACGAACTCATGGGCAGTGGTGGAGATAAAGCAAAAACGGGAAAACTCACCGTCGCTGATCTTCCCAGTTTACTCGGCGAACGTATGCCGAAGTTAGAGTTCACTCCAATCGGTCGAATGAGACTCGCAACAGCACTCCGTAATCGTTTCGGCGACAACTATAAACATTTAGCCGGAATCGAAGACCTCATGCGGGAGTTTGACCGTGAGGCTGAGTTTAATGTGAAAAAAGCTGAGATGAAGCTCATCAAAGGTAAGAGGTAACGTATGGCAACAATTAGTGAGCTTTTAATTACTGGCGCGCAGAAGTCAGCCGGAACTGCCGGTGAAGGACTATCTGATGCTGTCGGTGAAGGACTTAAACTAGGAACGCAGCTTGCCGAGAGCATAGAAAAAATCCAACAGAGCAGACGTCTTTTCCAAGAAAAGCAGCAAGAGCAACAAAATAAAAAATTCGAAGCCGTCGGACAGTGGCTCGACACCTATTCTAAAATGCCAGAGGGTGGAGCAAAAAAAGCATTCGGTCGCAATTACATCCCGCAAGGGATTAGAGCACTCGGTCTTGATAAGGACATTCATCCGGATATTATCTCAATGTCGACGAGTGATCCGAATTTTACTTCCTTCCTCTTGAGTAAGGTTAGAAATAAAGAAATCAGTAACGCCGATTTACGTGACCCGACTAAAGCCGCTGCAATGTACGCTAAGTACGGCCAGCAGTTTGGTGACATGGAAAAGTTTCAGGCGACCATTGCAGATAATAATGAAGCGCTCAACGAGGGTGAAAAGTTAGCGATTCAAGAAGAAGGTAAGACCTCTCGTACCATCATCGGTCAGCAAGGTCAAAATAACCGTCAGCGTGAAACCATTGAAACGACCGGACAGACCGCATTGGCGAAAAAATCAGCCGATGATTATGCAACTTTCGTAAATCAAGGCGGACTAGCATCAGCAGAGTCGAAGCTTAAGAAACTCGAAGAGGGTTTGAGCAAGCTTAAAGACGGTAGAATTAAGACCGGATCCATCGGTAAAGCTCTGCCCATCATTGGCGGAGATAAAGCACAAGCAGTTATTGATCCACAATTTAAAGCACTCGCCGATGATGTACGTGGGGCGATTTCACTTAAAGGTCAGTTAGATTCGCAGTTCTCCGCAAAGGAAGCTGAGATTCAATTCAACCGCGCTTTTGACGGTGCATTGCCGACGAAAGAAAACATCCGTAAGGTTGAGGGAATGCTGAATCAACTTCGTGGCGACTTAAAGAGTAAGGTGAGTGAATTTAAACGTCAGGGCTTCCCTGTCGGTGAAGCTGAAGGTGTGGGCAAGAAAAAATCCGCCCCTCCGGCACCTAAGTATGACGCTAAACTATTGAAGGGTTTCATCGAAGCGGCACCAGATCCGGCGACAAAGGCCGCACGAATTAAACGAGCAGCTCAGGAGCTTGGCGTCTCTGAAGCTGAAGCGAAAAAACAATTGGGGTTATAAGTGGCAGGAATAAGCGGACAACCAGCACCAAGACCAAGCTCTCTCGGGAGTCCAGTGCCGGGGCAGGATCAGCAGGATGAGTTAGCTGCTTACGCCTCATCGCTTAATCTCCCGTCAGCACCCGTCGCACAAGAGATTAGTGCGGCACCAGAAGCACCCGTCGATGACCTCGCCGCTTACGCTCAGTCTGTCGGTGCGCCCGTAGTAAGTGATGTGTCAACGGAAGCGGATCCGCAATTGGGTGACACACAATTAGGACCAGAGTACGAACAGGAGAGCCGTTCCTACTCACCCGTTGATATCGTTAAAGACAACGCAAGTCAGTTCGGTAACTTCGTCACTCGCTTACAGGCGGGACTTGGTGCAAATGACACCGAGAAGTTAGGTTTCCTTAAACAAAAGTTTGGCGAAGAGAATGCCCGTTACACAGACGGTAAACTTTTTTTCCGCAAGGACAAAGGCGGCAAGTTTAAACGCCTTGACCCCGACACCCTAGAAATCATCAACGACATTATTCCAGATTTCGCCCGAGAAATTACGCAAGAATTATTCATGGCCCCTGCTGAAATCGCAGTCGGAACTGCCGGTGCATTGACACCCGTACCAGGTGCAGCACCCGCTGGGATTGTAGCGACACGTGCCGCACTCGCCCGCCCGTCGATTGATTTCGCCGATGCTGTCGCAGCAAAGGCTGGCGTTCCGCAAGACCCGACTCGTGACGTTGGCGGAGAGGCTGTAGTGCAGTCAGCAATGGAAGCACTTGCCCCTGCGATTGGTGCGGGACTTAAGTTCGTCAGTAAATTCATTCCGAAGACTCAAGCTTATGCACTCCGTAAGGCGGCAAACGAAGCTGAGAAGGGTGACTTCATCCTGTCAAACGAGTCGAAGGATATTTTACGCTCCGTGCGTGAATTAGAAAAAGGCGGCATCCTCGCACCCATTGACGGACGTGGTCTTGGTTTCCCGGAGGCGAATGTCGTCCTCGGTGCACACCAACTTCATCCCGATAACCCACTCGCCCAGCAAGCGGCAAAACTTGTCGGACAGTCGGCTGAGTTTCGCAATTGGCAGACAGCACAAGGTGAGGCCGTTAACTCAGCAATTAAAGATAACCTTGCGGCAATCGTGCAGAAATCCGGCAAAGGCCCCGTCTCCAATAAAGCACTCGCTGATGCAGTCACCGACGCTGCGACTGACTTAAGTAAGGCAGAAGGTAAAGCAATTGGTGCATTTAAAGCAAAGGCCATGGCGAACACGAAGAACCAACTTCAGCCCTTGCCACCGGAGACGATTAAAAAGTTTGACGACTTTGCACAGCAGCTCGGCATTGAGATTGAGCAGAGACGTATTCCTGGAACACCGGAAATTCAAAAGATTTACAAAAAGGGAAAACCGGCAGAGCTTGGGACATTAGGAATCACTGACCCCGGACAACTTAATGCTTTTCGAAATAAAATGTTTGAGGTGCTCAATAAGCAGCAAAATAACGGGATGAGGATTTCACGCATTGAAGAGGCCGTTTCAATCATGGGCGACCTCAATCAAGCCGCCGGTAAAGTTGGCGGAACCTTTAAGGCTCAGTGGGGAAACCTCACCGGGGAGCTTCGACAGTTTAGACGTTCTGCTATCAAGAACGGTCTGCCCGATGAAGTGGAGAAAAAAGGTTTTGACGAGGTCATGGATTCGTTCTCCGCCTCACGCGACGCCATTCAAAATATCGTCGACTCCGTAAATACGGACATGGGCGCAAATGCTGTCGTGAAATCCGTTTTCAACAAAGGTAAGACGGCAATCGGTGACCTTCGTGACATGAAGGCAATCTTAGGTAAAAGTAACCCCGAAGTATGGGACCGCCTCCGTGGTGAGTTCATCGACCAGCTTGCGCTTAAACATACGAAGAGTGGTCCGACTGGATTTAACGCGGCAGCGTTTGAAAAGGAACTTAACAGTTACGGTGATGAGTTCTTAGGTATCGTCTATGACGGTGCAAAGAGTAACGTCAGTGATTTGCGTAACCTCATAAAAGTTGCGGCACGAATTGAAAAGACAAACATTCCGGCAAATGGAATGAGTGAGACTGCAAAAGAAGCACTCGTGAAAGATGCGGCAAAAGCGGCCTTCACCTCAAAGTACTTAAAAGTTAACGCCCTACTCAGTGTGTTCGGTATCGCCAAGGGAAGAAAAAACGTCCTCCTTGATATTCTAACGAAAGACGGCGTTGATAAATACGTGCAAGGGTTACCCAAAGCGCAGCGTGATTTCGCCTCCGCTCGCATGAAAGAAATGGTAAACGCAGCACAAGTTAATGGTATTATTCCTTTGTCTAAGACCATTGCACGCAAAGCAGTGATACCGACTGCATTGAGAGCACCGGGCTTAGAGCGTAAAGGTGAAGGAACACCCGGCTATTATCCACCGGAGGAATGATGCTTAAGTTTGCAAATGAAGAAGTGCGGCTAGCTTTTCACAGCCTGCCGCTGACGATGCAAAAAGAATGGACTGACTTAAGCGCTGATATGCTTAGACAGACCAACCAGGTCATCACCTTCACACAAATCGGCACTTGGCCACCTGACGGTGAATTAGAGATTAATATTCGGATCAACAAGCAAGCGGACATTGAGACCGTCGTAGACAATTTGCCCGGCGCTAACTAGCGTATTCATCGTTACTTCGAGACGGGCTAAATCATTTCCGTTTGAAACAATAGCTTTTTTCAAGCCTTGAATCGACAACGTCCCTCCCGCCTTAGCGAGAGTCTGTGCGATGAGTTGATTTAATCCGCCCTGGCTTGTCTTGTCTGCGATAATGGCGGAGCTGATAATGAAGGCGTTATCTTTCGTAACGTCGTCAATTAACTCTCGTGCGCGATCAAAGTGCGTCTCATCGACGATTAGGTCACTGCGCTCGGAGACGGACAAAATCATCGCAAGCTTAATCATGTTCGTACCCTTACGGCTCATAATACTTTCCATGCGTGAGGACTTTAGTCCGATAAGGTAGCGATCAAACTCCGGTTGCCACTCCTCGTAACGTTTAGTAAATCCTGTTGTTGCTCTCACTGGACCAGCAAGTTTATTAATCATCGCAAGGTCTTCGATGAGTTTTTGTTTTTTCTCCATATCATATTCAATACTCGCGCCCCATTTAATCTCACGCACTTTACGTTCTTTGCTCACAACGTAGATCAGTCGAGAAGCAAATCCGCCCATAACGGACTGTTCATTGACGAGATTTTTTAAGTAATCAAAAGTCGCTCCGGCAAGTAAGTTCATGCAGGCGTTCTCAATCTCCACGACATGCTGCTCGCCCTTTAGTTTCTTACGGAAGAACTTCGGACAATCATAAAAGTGAGTCATCGCAGCGATGAAATCACCGCAAGTGTTTTGAAGTGCCGAAGCTGATGCTTCACTTGCATAAAAAAAGCCAGACGAGTGGGGGAAGTTAAGTGTCGGTGAGAGGGGAAAATAACTAACCTCTTTCATCATGTCGATGAGAGCAGGCTCAGTCGCCTGATTCGGGATTATCCGAAAGTCGCTGTTATAGTCCTTTCGCATCGCCTCAATAAGATCCGTCCCCGCCTCCATGGCAGTCGACTTGCCCACTGCCGGATGCGAGACGAGCATCGTGTAAATATTGGGGGTGTGCGAAATCTTTCCCTGCTTAAGACTAATTTTACGCTCTAGCGCCGCTGCGATAACACTAAGTCCGACCCACTTATGGAACTCAGGCGGACAAAATTTATCGTCAGCGTAATCTAAATAAGAGGTGAGAAAATCAGCGTGATGGCGTTTGTTCGACACTTGTCTCACCCTGATCTTTTGCTGACTCTTCTAGACGAGACACGGCCCGCTTCTTCACTTCAGCGATAATCTTATCGTAATTCTCACGCAAGAAATCAGCGATCACCTCATTGAGAATTTTATTTGGATCCACCATAGACGCCTTCCCCCTCTTGAACTTACGGAACTATTTCCCTTAGCTCATTCATTGTTTTTCCCGCCTTCACTTCCACGGGAATTACTAACTTACCCCCCGGTAAGTTTATTTCCGGATGCCAATCGTTAAGAGAAAAACAAACTCTACTTACATGTTCGACTGCTGAGTCCGGGACAAGCATGTCCAGGGAATCGTGCGTCTGCACCAAGAGTTGAAAATTTAGGTTTTCATGTTTTCTCACTGCACACAAGTGGCGCATGAGATGATTCATCACCCATGGGATTGTGTGTTGCGGACGCCAAGCGTAACCCTCTTTATACATGTCATCGCCAGGACGCCCGTAAAAATAACGCTCCCAGCCGCTCGGTGCGGTCAGTCGTCTCTTATTGTATAATTCGCGCCTAATGCTTGCGTGCCATTTAGGAATGCCGGGAAAAAGGCCATAGTAGGCGGCAGTGATTACTTCGGCATCCTTTACCGTAATGACCATGTCGAGTTCATTAAATACCGTCTCAACGAACATTCTCGGTTTCATGTAATAATTAAGTCCATGGCCCGCCTTCTTGCCGAGCTGTCGCCACGTTCTTTTAAATTCATCCTTCGGGATAACGGTGGGGTCACGACCCATTTGCAAAAGGATAGCATTGCCGACATGCGTGTGAACGTCAGCTCCCGACTCTAGCATGTCGATCAGTGCAGCATCAGCCGCATCATAGGCAACGAACCTAGATTCGGCCTGACGGAGATCGACTGACAAAAAGGTCAGCCCTTCGGGTGCGACGAACATTTGTTTAATGCTCACCCCATCGCTGTCGCTTGGAATGGTTTGGATGTTAAAGCCACGGTCCCAGGCGTCTTTAAAACCTGCGAAACGCAGTGTCTCTGTGCCTGTGATGTTGAGTCCGTAGGTGAGCCTATTGTCGGCTCTGATTTCAAAATTAATGTAAGAGCTTAGAGCTTTGTTGAGAATTTTAATTTCAGCAAGGGTCCCGAGTGAGGTGAGGTCCGGATGTTTAAGGCGGACCTTTTTAAGGGACGATGAATCAGTGCTCTCTTTGTAGAGGCCCGTCGCTTTGTCGTACTTCTTCGGCAAACTCACACCTTTCGTATGAAGGTAGGTCATAACTTGTTTAGGTGAGTTTGGGTTTATTTCGTAACCCACTGTCCGGTTAAACTCAGCAGTAAGGTCAGTGACTTTCTTCTCAAGTGTCGTTTTAAGGTGCTCACGCACCGGGAGTGAAACGGGTACGCCGACTGCGCACATTTCACGCACCGGCTTAGTGAGGGACATGACGTACTCACGGAAGGGTTTATCTAAGTTACGCTCCGTTAACTCTTTTCTCTGATTACCAGTCGCCTCAAATGTTCCGACCGTATCACGACAGTTGTAAAGATAATGCTTTGTCCAATCCCTAACGTTACCCCAGTCTTTACGCTTACCCTCTGACGCCTCAACTTTACCGTCGTCCTTCCAGTAGGGCCGCTCAGTGAACAGGCGTCCGACGTTTCCAAGGTTCATGTCAAACTCAGGGTAGAGGAACTTCATCGCGTGCATTGTGTCGTGGGTGATGTTCTTCGTTTTAATGCCGTAAGCGCTTAAGTAAGTGCTGTCGTAGATGTAGTTCTGAAAAATCTTACCGATGTGTTCATTCTCAAGTAGTCCGGCTATCGCCTGCCACAGTCGGTAAAAGTTCTCATCACTCAGCCGCTCAGGCAGTACGTTAATTGCAATCGCATCAGAAGGTGACCAGGCAAAACCAATTGTATTGATAAGGCCACGGCCTGTCTCAATATCACAGCTCAACTCATCTTGCGTGCTGATCATTTCAAGCAGTGCGAGGGTTTCCTCGAATCCGGGATTGAGGTGAAATCTTTCGGGTGCCCTCTCATAATCGAGAGTCGTCATTTGTTCCGCTGCTCTAGCGAAAGCCCGCTCAATATAAAATCCAAGCTCATATTGTTTTTGCTGCCGCTCAAGTGAGAACGTCGGGATTACTTTTTGTCCTGACGGCGAGAGCAGAGGACTCATGTGCCACTTGTCGATTGATTTCTTACCGGTGAATGCGCGAAGTGAATCCTCACCCATGGTGATGATTATTTTATGCCCACTGTGTGCGGTTGGGTCCAGTTTACTGAGGAGGCGAAATTCACATTCACTCGGGGTAAGTCCGGCACGCAGTAACTTCTCACTGACCCAGGCGTGTTGCCATCCCGACAATATTCCAAAATAATCGGGCGATGAAGTGCGGACTGAATCAATGACGATGAGAACCGGATAAGGTGAGGCCGTTTGCGCAGCATCCGTACAGTTGAGTTTCTGGGATGAAATTTCCGACGGGTCCGACACAAACGGCTCTCTTTGTTTTCTAAGTTGCTAAATCAATGTTGTGGAGAGGCGACTATCTAGTTGCTTGAAACAGGACGCACTTGCTTAATATCAGTATATCCGGTTTTTTCTTGCGTCTTATAGTTAATCCCATCAACTACTTCGACCTCAAGATTTTTACCAACTAGGATTTCAGTGTCGAAAGGACCAGTTAGTGGTTGACCAACTGCTGCCTTGTACATGCGCTGAAGCATAAATGCTCCTTTGCCTGTGGTGCTAGTTTTGTAAAACACACGACGGCCATTGTTCTTTGGCTCTTTCTCACCGTACGTCTCAAGTTCCCAGTTAATGTACTGACCGCCACTTGGCCATTCTTTTACTTCACCCTTTTTTACTCGCACTTTGTAAGTGCCGGGTGTGATCTCTTCGGCTACTTCCGAAAAATCTGGTGTTACTAACATTTGTTTACTCCTTGTTTGTGGGCGTTATGCCCTGGTTAACTAAATAAATTTTCCTGTTTTTGGGTCACGACGGTCTAAATGCTTTGCAGTTCGTCCCTTACGTGAGCGATCAGCAATGTTCTCAGTTTGCGTCCCAAGTTTAAGATGTTCTGGGTTTATACACGCTGGATTGTCGCAAATGTGCATGACCACATTGCCAGCATGAAGTTGATCCCATGTAATAACACCTGCTGCAAATGCCATCAAACGGTGGGCAAGATAAAGAGTTCCACCAAAAGATAAACGACCATACCCATCTTTCATTCGATACATACGCCAATTCCAACACTGAGTGTCCCAATCAAAAAGCGTTCGAGTGAAAAGTTTTGCATGAAGAGCAGGACTCATAAATACTTCGCCAATTCTTTGTAGTCGAGGCGCATCGGGTTTGGTAAGCTTGGAATTTGACTTCGACATGTGTACCTCTGGTCTGTTTTTGTTTGTGCCCAGTGCTGTCCTTTTTCATCAACTTTTGTAACCCATACCTCTTTAAAGTAAACACTCAACTGCTTACCAAAAGAACCATCAAGCATTACGCCGCGAATAATTTCACCGGAAAGGTCATCACGTTCCATGCTTACATGACCAAGCATTATGACGTTCATGGGTAAACTTAAAAGTCCGGGGATTAACTTTTCAAACTCGCGCTTAAGAATACCGTAATCTGTTGGTGTTGGCTGTTGACCTTGTTTACTTACGGGCCTCTTGATCCCAGGATTAGTTTCGACAATATGCTTCAGCACGGCAGAAGAAAAAAGCGTCAACGAGTCAAGAACTAACGTTTTGTATTTCATTTCCCCTGCACGCTGTTGGGGTATTAATTCCTCGTTAATTATTTTTTCAAGCTCAACAATCGGATTCTTCATCATTGTGGGTGCAAGCTCTCGCACATCAATACTATTTAAACGTTCGGCATCATTTTTATAAAACATTGCGGCAGAATCGACCTTGTTGTCGAAATCAAGATAAAGTATTGGCGTTGGTAGCCCGGCAGCAAAACAAGTTTTACCGGAACCTGCGAGGCCATAAAGCAAAATTTTTAATTGTCCGTCTGTCTTAACTTCACTTAGTTTCATGTTTCTCCTGTTTGAATTTCGATTTAAGAATATTTTCACGCAACTCTTTAGGTGATGAGCAGACCATGCGATATGAGCAGGCACCGTAAGCGTCACACGAAGAGACGGGGCCAATTGGCCACACTCCGGTTTCAATTGCCCGAAGGTAAGCGCGTGCATAATAAACGACGCTCTCTTTGTACTCAGCATAATCATTGTCATCGCGTGATGTGAGCTGACGGGGGAATGACGGTGCAGAGCCTCGGGCGGTTTTTGGTTTCGCCTTCACCTCAACGATTGAAACCATGAACATATTGGTGTCGAGTTTGAAGACTTCACGGGCACCCATGAGGTAGCCGGTGTACTGACTGTTCGGTTTCGCCCGGTCGAAGTATGAAGAGCCGCCAAAGTTTAAGTAAGATGAAGTCTTATGATCACAGACAATAATATCCTTGTTCGTCACATGTTGCATGACCGCATCAATCGTTCCAAAGATATCAACAATAAGTGTTTCGTCCTCATGAATGCGCAAGGTGAATGGACGCTCGACGAACGGTCCGGACTCATCAACGTAGGCGACATACGGGTCATCAATGAAGGCTTTAAAGTAATTGTGCATAATCCATGCGCCATTTTGCAGTGAACGCTTATCGGTCTCTGGAAGTGGTGTGAGTAGTTTTGCCTTCTCTGCAAATGCGCGGAAACTCTTAAGGGCAAGGATTTCATTCTCACCGTCGACACGATGGCCGTAACTCATTCGCTCAAGTGTTTCAAGTTTCGGCACTGTCCGTGCGGTAATGTCACCAGCGTAGAAAACCTCTAACGCCTTATGAATGGCGGAGCCGAATAGTGTCGCAGGACTTTCGTCCTCACTTTTCCATTTCTGGTGCAACAGAAGTTGCGCCTTACGCATACATTCTTGAATCACCGTATGTGAAGAGGAGTTAATTTTAACCAGAGTCTTACTGCCCTCAGCGGACACTGAGATCATTTCTTTTGGAACGGCGGGCACGACTAAAGGCGTGTCGCTATCGACATTAAAATCCACTAGCATTTAAGTATCCCCCAGAAACTTTGAAATCACCGTTAGGTGTTACACACGTTATTTTTGCCGCTCCGCCGTCGTCAAACTTTTATTTTCTTTTCGTTGCTGCGCGGTAAGCCGATAATTAATCATGGACAAGGCTAAAGCTGAAATGTTGATCCGCAGTGTTGCTAATCTTATCGGCGTCGATCCTGACTTAGCGTGTGCAATTGCTGAGAAAGAATCAGCCTTTGATGAGTGGGCCGTTCGCTATGAGCCGGGTTGGAAGTATGTTTACAATACGGAAATGTTCGCCCGTAAATGTAACATATCGGCGCTCACTGAGGAACGTTTGCAAATGCACAGCTTCGGCATGATGCAAATAATGGGCACTGTCGCACGTGAACAAGGGTTTAACGGTAACCTTCTTGAGCTGACGAAACCAGAGATTGGACTAAAGTTTGCCTGCCTTAAGCTCAGGGATTTATCAAGACGCTACCCAAAGCAGGCTGATGCGATTTCCTCTTACAATCAGGGAAGCCCACGCAAATTAAACGGGAAATACTTAAACCAAAAATACGTCGACGATGTTCTTGTTTTTTACGCAAAGCGAAACCCAACAATTGTCCGATAAACTTAAACGAGGTGATTTATGGAAGTGATGAGTTTTTTAGTTTCCCTGATGATTAAGTATCCGGAGTTTGGATCCGCACTTATGATCATTGGGATTTTACGGTCCGTGTTTAAACCGTTGCAATTAGTGGCACAAGCTTACGTCGACGCAAGTCCAAGCAAAGATGACAATGAGAAGCTTGAAAAGATTTATCAGTCTAAGGTGTTTAAAGTTATCGCCTGGCTCCTCGACTACACGGCGTCGATTAAAATCCCAGAAAAGAAATGATGTTCTGGGTTGGCTTTGTCAGCGGTTGTGCGATCATGTATGTGATTAGGGATGTGATAAGTGCACGCAAAGTTAAACCAGAAGAGCAGATTTACAGGTGCGCCATTGAAGTGGCTCGCCTTGATACTGAGCGTGTGCTGTCTACTTTTTCCGATCAGGAGCTTGTCGCAGCAATTGCCCACGGTATCAATGTCACACGAGGAGACGACTCAGCTCGGTCGTTACATTCGGCAGTGCGAAGTGGACAAAAGAGTGCTGAAGGCGACTGATGAAGCACTCACTCGCTGTGAGTTTGATCGCAAATGCTCAGGGGTTCAGTATGGACAAATCTTACTCGGAGTTATCGCCGGGGGAGCTGCGGCCTACTTTTTGGCAAAGTAGTCCACGGTTTCGGCTTCTCGTCTGGTTAATCTCCGTCAGAGTGACAATCTTTCTCTGCTCGGTTTTGTGAAAGGCGAGTTTCACCGCGCAGTAAACGTATGCGGGTGTGTGCTTCGTTTAAATCCTTCTCGAGTTTAGCGTTCTTCTCGGCTTGTGATTTATGCAAATGATTTGAATCAGACTGGGCGACCTTTAAGTTTTCAATCGCCTGCGCCATTAGTTTAACTTGTAGGGTGTTTTCTTTGGTCGCCTCGATGAGGCCTTTAAGTGCCCAGACGGCTAGACCAAGGGCCGCCGCACCCATTGCGCTGAGGACAGTGAGTACGATATCTAGGGTGGGTTTAAGCTCCCCGTTCATCAGCCCAGGCTTTCATTTGTGCGACCATTAACCTTTGTATGTCGGACATAAATCCCATTGGCTCACCAGCCGGAAGACTGCTGACGGTTTCGACCAGTACGGAGAATGAAGTGTGAGGGAAGCGAACGGACCATGAGGCGACGACAGAGCTACCTTTGGGATGAGCTGAAGCGTCGAGATGAAAATCCACGACTGATGTATTTTGTGCGATATCCTGACTCATGGTGTAAACTCTTAAGTTGGGTACGGTCTGGGGTCCCTCTCATCGAACACAAGGATTAGTGTTCTTCGAAGGGGTCCCTTACCGTGCTCTTTATGGGTTAGCTAAAACGGCCAATTGCTATGGCAGTTGCACCCGCGCCAGTCGTTACCTGCCATGCACCCGTTCGAGATTTAATGCCAAGCTCGACTCGGTAAACTCCAATCGGAGTATTTGCTGCGGTTAGTACGATTGCCGAATCAGCTCCGTCTTTGATCGAAACAGTGCCCGTTGCGGCAGTTGCCACTGAGATAATAATGGACTCAAACAGGTCACCGACTTTACCCGTTCCGCCTAATGCTTGAGTCGACTGACTCGCAGCTACGGTTTCATAACTTACGCCATAATATTCTTTCGTATTTGATGCCATATTGAGGGCCTCCGCCGGGTAATTAAAGTCTAAGCTTTTTGCGCAAACGTAGGCAAGTCAAGGGATTCTAACCCCTGTTCGTTTGATTATGCGCATAAATATGCAGGCGGGTTAGCCGGGGTATTTGTGCTCGTGGGTTGGATAGTAATGAATATCGTAGGCGCTTAAAACATCAGCATCTAAAACGACGCCAGAGTCACCAATGAGGAGGACTCCGCCTTTGATGTAGCATGGTCGGTCCGTGCGCTTATCAAAGAGAAGGCAAGTCTCGTCGAGAAACTCGATTTGGTACATTTTAGTTATTCGAGTAGGGCTACCCGCACACACTGACATGTAAAACTACTTTCATTATTGCTGCGGCGGTGATGATGCCAAAACCGAAGAGAAGACCGTCAACGTATTTCATGAGTGATCCTTGGATTTGTTCGTTCATTAGCCTAGTTCACATGGGCTTTTCCGCACAGTCAAAACAAAACTTACCTAGTTACCCATTGGTCGTTTCGCCAGATGACGTCACGTTCACAAACGGAACATACGCCAGTTCGACTGTTACCGAAAATTATATCGGGATGTTTGCAGATTGATTTGAGTAGTGCGTTGGGATCATGCGGTAAGCTTGTTGGCGTTTCACTCATGATTTCGTTTGGCACCATGAGGTCACGAAGTTCGGAGAGAATTTTTTCCTGTCGCTGCATTAAATCAGTGATGATACGAAATTGTTTAGGTGAAAAGCTTGAGACTATTCGCTGGGTGCCGCGTTTAGGTTTGTCGCTCATTTCTCTTTCTCCGTCGCGAGTTTGTAGGCGGCAACGCTTGCTTCAATTAGATTTTTAACATTCAGGTAATATTGGTCTGTACGGTCTTCATAGGCATATGTCATTGCGCTCTTGCAAGATTCTAGGGTTTTTACTAGCCCAGCGCTTGCGGCTTTGAGGCGTTCAAGTTCAGTCACCACGGCCAGGTTGGCGGAATATTCGATGACGTGAATCCCACCCATAGTTGGCTCGTCCACGCAGGCACCGAATGGCAATGACGGTCGTGCTGGTCGAATCCAAAACTCTCGAGGCTTGGGTGTGTGGTTGGGAGTTTTACTCATAGGTGACCCCACGTTTTTTTAAGTAAGTATCCCTTAGTGACAAGTTGACTCCTTTTGGTATTCATGTAAACAATCTCCTTATGAACCAGTTTTTCCGACTTTTGGTAAAAGCGTCCCAACCTTTGCGAACATCAAAACAGGCAAAGCCTCGCCGCGATGATTGTAACGAAAAGAAAACTCATCAAGGTAAGTCTGCAAATGCTTCGGCGAAACGGCGTGAAAAGTCCCGTGAACCGAACGCTTGAATTGTGACCAAAAGCCTTCGATTGTATTTGTGTGGACATCGCCTCTAGCGTACTCGCCTTTGCCGTGGCGAACCGTCTCATGCAAGTGACCTAGTGACTTCACTTTGTTATAGCTGTTTGACTCATCCGTTGTGATAACCGCATTTGGCGGCACCATAGCTTCAATTAGTGGCATGAGAGTAACCATGCGAACATTCGGGACGACCTGAGTTTTAACATGGCCCTTGCGCTCGACGACTCCAAATACGGCGGTCTTGCCTTCGGCACCACGACCACGCTTACCGCGTCTCACGCCGCCAACATACGTTTCATCGGCTTCGATAATTTCCTTACCGCCAAGTGGTCCTGGACCTTGTCCCATGAGCAATCGAATTTGTTTGGCGATACGCCATGCACACTTATAGGTGACGCCAAGGTGACGTTCCAATTCCTTTGCAGCCACGCCGTTTTTGCTTTGGCTCATTAAGAATATAGCGTGGAACCAAAGCGTTAGTGGTGTCGGCGACTTATGAAATATGGTGCCTTCGGTTGGATAGACCTGGAAGCCACAAGCACAAGCATACGAACGACGACCTTCCACAGCATGGAACGCCGTCTTGGCACACTTGGGACACACCAAGCCTTTTGGATAGCGGTTCTTAAAGATGAACGCGAGGCATGTTTTATCGTCGGGGAAGTCGGCTTTGAAATTCTTGATGGTGTATTTCATTAGAGCACCTTCTTTAAAATGCCAGCGATAGTTAGTTTTTGTTCTTCGCGGGTTTTAGTCGCTGGTTTGTAGCGAAATGTGTGTTTAATTTTGGCTTCGGCTTCAATATACTTGGCAACAATTTCAGGTGCGTGTTTGGCGGCCAAAGCAATCTCATGGTTAGAGCTAAAGATGCAAATAGCACATGAGGCGCGGCTAACTCCCCACTCATAGCAGGGATGTTTGGGAATGTTATTAGCTTCGATAATAGCCCACACTTCTTTTTCTGTAAGATCAAGGATTGGCGAAAACTTAACTACGGTGCGACTCGCCTTTGAATTGTTTTCGTCTGGACGCCACGGTTCGAGTTTAGCGCGCTGACTAGATTCTTCGCGGCGCTCTCCAATTAAAACCAGTACGCGGCCTGAGAGTGTGCGAACGAATTTGTCAATGGGACCAACCTTGAGGCGCGATGTACACCAACGATTGCCCATGTCGGGAAACTGATTCTCTTTAGCTTCGCCGGTCTTGCGGTCCATGCGGGGACTGTTTAAGATCGAAAGGAAGCCTATCGGTTGGCCACTTTTGTCCACAGCTTCCACAACATGAAGTGGAAGATCAAAATGCTTACACTGGGCTTCAACTACTGGCACGGTTTCCTTCCAATCAATGTCAATTTTAGCGTGAACACACACGAGTTTTTCCTTTGGAAAGTTATCAACCGCCCATTGCATAAGAGCCGCTGAGTCCTTACCGCCTGAAACTGAGACAACAACGTGGTCTGCATTAAAGTCCTTGTACATTCGCATCTCCTATCAACAAGTTAGCTCTAGAATAGCCTATTTGTTACTTGTTGTCAAGGGATAGTTACCTAAGTCATTCCATTCGCTTTTGTTTGGCGCTTCGTAAGTTGAGATAACAGCTATAGCGTGGTCGTACTTGAATAGCTCAACGTAAGCGATGCCATTGATACGAGTTGCTTTAAAATATAGTGGTCGTTTCATGTATCCCCACCAATCCCTTCGGAGGCGAGTTCACTTGCTTTAAGTACAGCCTTACCATTAATACTGGTAGCGATTCTTAGATGGTCACGCCCATCGTAGTCAGACCAATCGTGTCTACAAGCAAGTGCGTACTCGTAATGTTCATCTAGTGAGGCTTGAAGCACCCGCACGATTTCGAGAAGTTTTGCGAGGTCGGCTGGGGCGTGGCGATTAAGCACACCAAGATTAGTAAGTCCGCCGCGATATGGGTCCTCACGACAAATGCTTGGTCGGTCTTGGGCATCCGCAAGCCTATTTTGCACTTGGGTGAGATAGGTGGTGAGGTTATTTTTGCTCATTCTAAACCACACAATCTTTTAAACGCTTCTCTCGCTTGGGCCGGAACCACTGCGTTGCCCAATCCTCTAAGGCGGTGTGATTTATGGGGTATCCCATTATCTCTTCGACAAACTGTGGGTTCAGATACCCACCCATTGTAAACGACAGGTCTGGGGATTTTCGATTCGCTCCGCCCGACGCCTTCCAATCCCGGGCCATTGGAATTGGAATCAGCCCACGGCTTGCCATCGATTGCATCGATAGCCGTCGCTTCCCGTTGCGCCCCTTCGCTCCGCCCTGATTGCTGCCGTAGATTGCTGCGACTGGAGTGGGCAAGCATGAACCATCTTTTGCGAACGTGACAGGCGCCAACTTCTTTGGCTGAAACAATTGTCCAGCGACAATCATACCCGAGCTCGGCAAGTGACTGGATGACAGAGTTGAGGCCCCTAGTTCTAATTGCTGGCACGTTTTCGAGAAATACAAATCTTGGGTTTGTTTCTTTGATAAGCCTTTCGATTTGCCAGAAAAGCCTACTTCGCTCACCGACCAGGCCGCGTCCAGCCCCTGCAACACTGATGTCCTGGCAAGGGAATCCGCCGTAGATAATATCGACGCTGCGTGTTCCGAAGTGTTCGCCCCGCAAAGTACACACGTCATCCCAAATGGGCGCCAGCTCAAGTTGCCCGGATTGCATTCGAGACAACAAGACAGATTGTGCGTATCGGTCATTTTCACAGTAGGCGATTGGTTTGACCCAACCTGATAGGGCGAGTGAGAGTCCGCCGATTCCGCTAAATAAATCCAAGCCATTAAGCATCCCCACCTTCCTTAAGCAACGCTTCTTTGAGGCGGTCGTACTGCTCTCTGGAGGCCTCAAAGCTAGAGTATTGCCGTGAATTTTTAAATCTAATGCTAATCCAATCTTTGGAATGCGTGATTGTGTTTTCGGCAGGTTGAAATTGAATCAAAATAACCTCACTTAACCGAATCAATACTCCGTTGAGTTCAAACATTAGCGCCCCACGGCCATCGGCACGTAAATAAAATTTGACCTGGGTCTTTTCAATAATGCCTTACACTCATATTCTTTTTTGCCGTCAGCAATACATTGAGTAAGGAGTCTCTTGTCTTCTTTGTCTTCGGCTATACATGCGAAAATCACCAGAACGAATAGCCCAACCAAAACACTTCCAATTAACCATTCGCCGAAACTCATCACTCACCTTCCTTCATAAAAAGCCTCTGGCCCTGCGCGAGGGTGGACTTGAACCACCATTGACCTCGTCTAGAACTCACCGCGCAAGACCTTCGGCAAACGCTCCATTGATGGCCATTTATACGAAGCCATCAAGCAACGTTTATATCATTTCTCAACCGCTTTCATTTGCTTCTTAGCCTTTTCCACTCATCATAAAACAAAGACGAAGTATTTGGCTCACCCGTCACTGCACAATGCACAGACCAACGGATGATTAACTTTTCCCATGGGGTGACAAAAAAAGAAGCACGACTCACCCATGTCGGTGAATACTTCTGTGCAATTAAAACCGCAAGCATATGATTACGGCTCACATTGTCCCGACGAAAACGCCAGTGCAATGAGGACAGTAGACTTTCAATATCCCACAGCCAGAGACGCATTCGTTTAAAGAGGGGCCAACCTTTTTTTAGGAGAATCTCAAGTCGAAGCTCAAGGGCCCACACTGTCGGTCCAGTGAGGTCAGCGGTTTTCTTCCTGCCCTGATCCCAGACAACATCAGGTGTGCTCTTCGTCATGTGCTCTTCGAGTGTGTCGTACTGAAAGTTCTTTCTCGTATTCCAGGCAAAGATAAAACGTTGTAAACGGTGCATGTTGAGGAGGCGTTCACAAACTGTTTCAATGCGCATGTTCGTGAAGTTCGGATACTTATCCATGGCGACGATGAGGCCACAGAGGTAGGCGACGAGTTGGTCACGAGAAAAGCGCCACGGACGTCCATACCATTTGCTTGAGTCCGGGTGACGAAGTGGGGTGACTGAGCCGATGTAATGATGGGCGAGCTGTGCGTAGTTTAGTGAGGGTGAGAGAGCCATGAGGTTACCCCACTGGGCGCATGAGTCTCCGGCGTCACCGGACTTCGTCACGGGTAAACCTAAATTATCTACGGTCAAATTAAATTCAGTCATTACAAAACTCCCGTGACCATACAGCGGTGATCTTTCTTTTTATAGACGGCTCCGTGCCGCTCGAGGATGAAGAAGCATCCACCTTCGTACCTGATCTCGATTCGTAGGACGTTACCGATCCACTCTGACGATTCACCGACCTTCGGCGCTTTACACCCGGAGCAACGGTAACTGTCGTAGTGTCCTTGTGTTTTCTCATGCTTCTTTTCTTCCTTCTTTGGCCACTTAAATCTGCCCACTTTAGCTGATGATTAAGGTGTAAATGAAGGCGATTACCCAGAGGCCGAACAAAGTGCCGGTAAAGATAATCATTGTGGGTAAGTATTTATCAAAATTAAAACCCTTGTGCATAAATTAAGGCCCTTCTTTTCTGCGCACAACACCTGACTTCTCAAGCAGTGGTGTCGGTACTTTTGAGAGACGTTTACCCTGGTAATGATAGGTGCGGCCCTTCACCTCTAATGGACGGGCGAAACCGATTGGCGACACCTTCAGCTCATCAAACTTAACGTGTAGAACTTTTGGCGCTAACTGATTATTGTTGACGACCTGAAATGCAGCGTCGACCTTCTTCTCAGCCGCCGCAACTCTTTGCTCCATACTACTATCGTGAGAGATGAGGGATTTTTGTGCCGCCTCCAGTAAATTATACTGTGTCCTCTGCGCTTCCATACGCTCGTCGATTTCTTTTAACCTTTTCACAAGCTGCGCATTCTCACTCTTTAAATCATTGATCAAAACTTTATTGGTGTCCTCAACAGTACCCTCTCGTGTGATCCACAGATAAGCCGCACCTATTAATGCCACGAACGCGAACGCAAATAAAATATTCTCCACTGTCTTCCCCCTCATGTTGTTACCCCTCGTTGTCGATCCATTACGAACTTGTCATCTCTTTAGTTATGTACTTCACCCTATTGTCATGATGAGAGAGAAGGACTTTTATTTTTGACACGGTGTCGTGCTGCGCTTTAGTGCCACTGCCCGTTACGATTTGATCACCCAGGGCGAGAACGAGGGTGCGCAACTCCTGATGAAGCATCGTATAGGAATTGTTTAGAAGTATGAGCTTCATAGTATTCTTAGTGCTCTCGATTGTGAGCTCGACTTCTTTGCCACGGCTGAGTAGATCTTTGTCCATTCAACTGGTGTAACACTTTACAGTTTTTGGTCAACCCTAAAGCATACTCTCGGTCAGATTCTTAGCGGAGAGCGTCTCGTTTTCTTGCGTACTCAATTTAATTGGTTTTCTTTTACCCTTAGGATGAAAGATCTGCATCCAAACGTCAGCAAGGGGCAGCTTCGCTTCACTGGCGATTTGTTCAACTTCAGTGCGACTGAGCCATTGAGGTTTACGGCTCACCCTCACTGTTACCTTACCGGACTTAGTGAGTCCCCAGGAGAAGGGTTTTTTCTTCTTCACTGATTTACTTTTCTTTGGCGCACGAATATGGAACATAGACTTTATGTACTCACGATACTCATGCGGAGTGAAATCGTTTAACGGCTTAGATGAGAGCAGTGGAATGTAATCATAATCATCCACACTCACACGACTTCACGAACGACAATTGGTTTTTCCGGTGTCTTTTTTCGACGAACGGCAATCATCACGGCACGACCCTTTGCCTCTGCCATGGTCTCACTTAACTCAGAAGGAAGTGCATAGAGTGTGCGGCATTCGGGCGGCGTGCCCTTCTTACCGCTGAGGCCAATGAGTCGACGAAGGACAGCATCGTTTGTTTCACTTGGCGCTTTACGCTTTTCTTGCATGAGAAGCCACAGGGCTTTACTCACCCTCAAAACTTTTCCAGGCTTTTGTTTTTGTTTACTCATCGCCTAAAATCCTGAGCGTTTCGTCTGACGTTTATGTCCGTAGAACTTAAGCCCTGCGCCACGAAGAGAAGTGAAGGCGGGACCCGCTAAGGCTTCGGGACATTCGTTTAAGTTGAGCTGTTCAAGGTAAGCGACGACACCAATCGTTCCGGCTGAATATATATGGACAGCGGCGGATCCGACGTAGGTCATGCCCTTTGGGACCATATTCGTCTCAAGGAAATCACGACCAATGTCAGCGAGCACTTCACGCAACTGCTCAGTTCGTGGATTCTCAATGTCCGTGCGTTGAACAACTGCCTTATGGCCGACTTCATCGGCGAAGCGTTCAGTCTGCGCATCATTGAGGGCCTGCTGTTGTCTCTTGTCAAACTCATTGTTGTTCATAGGATATAACCTAGTGTAACCCCGACCACTGGGTCAAGAAAATGACTTGATGATGCGACTCAGCTCAACCTCAATCTCTTCGATCATGGTCTCAACCTTAGGGTCGGAGCTCGGATCACCGAAAAATCCAATCTTAAAGAGGACTTCATGTTTAATATGATCACGGAGTTTCGTTATATCCGCAATGAGGCATTGTTGGTGCAAACGCATGACCTCACGCTCACTTAATGACTGCTCGAGGGCATCGAAACCCGAGTCATACCCACCGGGAACATAATCAACGTACATCTCTTCAAGTCCGTTACGACGAAAAGCAATAGCTGTCTCTTTTACCTTACCCATAGATTAAGTACCTCACCTATAGGAGGTGTTACACCACTAAACCGGGGTGACTCAAGATGAGACGCAGTGCGGCAAGGAAAAAGGGCCGGGATTCTCCCCGCCTACGGCGGGAATACGGGGGCTTGAGTACAAGCCACAAAGAGGTTTAGTAAAAGTTAAGAGGCCCAGTGCCCCACCAAAGAAGGGAGTTGAACGAAGCTCACGTCTCCGAACGAAAATCCTCTCAACGAGTTTACCCCGTGCCAAGGACGAGAGATTTTTAGGAAAGTAGTCAGGGTGAAGAAATGGGGCTCAGTGCCCAGGACGATACTTCCGTGGTACGCGATGCCCAGTGCCAAGGACGTCCCTACTTAGCCCGTGGTAGCAGTAGAGTCGCAGCTTCCACAGACTTACCCACACTCATCAGCTCATAATACTGGTCGAACTGTTCGCAACGGAGGTAACGCCCTGCGTTAGGTTCGCCCATCGGAACTCCGTAAGCCATTCCGTCGGGACACACAAAGTCCTCATCCGGCGGAGGCACTAGGCCGAAAAGAACATTGATCACGACGAACAATAAGGTAAAGTAGAGGAAACGACGGAGAATATTATGGCTGACGAAAAACCGAAAAAACGAAAAATGGTTGACGTTTACGATGATCGCTCTCGTCAATTTGTGCAACGACCCGCCAACCCGAACGACCGCACCTTCGTAGAATCCGTCAAAGAAGCCTTTGACAGCACGAGCACCGCCATTGATCTTGCCCATGCGCGAAAGCGCAAAGGTTACAAATAAATAAAAATCATTTAGGGTTTCTCTAAGCACTTCACCTACAGGGCGTCCTCTCGCAGAGGACTCACCCTTAAGTGCCGACTCATGCTCCGCATGTGCTTCGCGGGCAATTACGAATGCTACGAATACGACGACTACCGACCATAGACCTAAAGTTAAGTGACCCATTTTACAGACTCACCGAAAATCCAGGACACTCAAGCGTCACCCCGTCGACAACACCACATGAGAGGGTCTGTTGCGTCACCGTGCTATTGCCGTCTTGAATTATGAGGGTACCACCAGTGAGTACGGAGAGAGTCATATCACCAGCAGACATAGGCAACACCAAATGAGTGGCATCCACCGAACCATTTACTCCCTCAATATAATTTGGACCACTGTACACCCAATTATAACCACCAGTCTGGAGGGTCGCTTCGCCGTAGGCATAGACTGCCGCACCAGGAGTGCGAGAGTGGGGTCGGGTCACGACAGTTGTCTGCACAAAAAGTGAATCATCATAGAGGGCGAACGTCACCGCACTATCATCCGTATCGAGGAACCGCACCCAAGGGACTGAGTTAAAATTGGGACTCATGCCACCACCAACGATGGTGCCGGAGCAGAACAAATCGCCACCGTAAGTAAGACAGGCCACATCACTATTTTCAACGACCGTCACATTCACGGGGACCGTCACCGATCCGCCACCACTCCCACCATCCGCAGCAGTACCACCGCCACTCCCACCAGCACACCCAAGTACATTCACTACAGTCGCAAAAAGCACAATTAATCCGCTCGCCTTAGCTCGGCCTTCGGCCTCGCAAACTTGTTTTAAGCTTAACGCTCTCATACATCCTCCTTAAGGGACTTAATTTTTAAATCAACGTACCGATCCGCACGACTCTCTTCGTCTCGCTCTATATATAAATAGGCATTCTCTTCTAAGTGGTTATTCACGCACTGAGTGAGCCTCTCCAGCAACAATGCATCAGTCACTTCAACACTGCCGTCCTCAACCACTAGGCATGTGCAAGTCGGGAGGTCACCGACCTCAACCTCATACTCACCGACCAATAGCCGTCCATTGACCCACGCCTTAAATACATTCTGTTTAGTCGACGCATCGAACTCATCGACCACGAATACACCAACTGCTTCGAGTGACAACTGTCCGGGGGCATCACCGACATTTCGCCTCACGAATCGTCGCAACTTCGCAAGAAGTGCAGACTCATCACTCTCACTCCCGCCATTGAGTCGACACCATGCCAATTCACATACCAGTCGGGAGAGGGTGCGGATACGGTCTTGAGGGTTACTCATCTTAGTTACCTCTCGCATATGTAGTGTCTGATTTCATTTCATGCGTACCATTGTGTTCGTAAGGAAATTTCAATTTATACTGGCCACGAGACTCATAACTTACGCCGTACCAAAGACGTGACATTTGTTTCACCGTAAAACCAAGGCGATACTTAAGGTGACCCAAGATACGCATACTAATGTCGAGTTGAATGGCGTCGCTGCAATCTGGCTTGCAATTTGAAAAAGCATGAATTTGCTTAAGCGCCAGTACACAACCCATAATGTCTTGGCGGTCATAAAGACATGCGGCCATGTTCTCAAGACGTTCTAAATAGTGGCCTTGATTTGCGGCGCGTTCTAGTTGGATTGATAGAGCTTCGTTCTTTTGAGCCTTGGTTCGTTTCACTTTACTCATCTTGCCTCCCGGCTAAGTTAATTTTGCATCACTGCTCGAGTTTAGTTATTGCACCGCCCATGCCACCCCTTAAGTGCCCGAAACAACACAAACTCACCCCTCAACCCACTGTCGAACTAATAGACGGTCAAGTGCCTCACCATGAGAATGAGCGCAAGAAAGTGAGGGAGGGGGGCCACCTTACGCCGTACTGTCGAACTAATGGCCAGTGTTACACCCTTGACGTCTCACCATTCGGATCAACCAATAGCCTCACATTCAACCCATCAAAAACAACCTTCTTAAACATAACCAACTGATTCAACGTTGGTTCAAGGAGCGCCATATCACGTCCATTAGCAACCAAGACCTTCTTAAGCCCCGAAACAGACAGCACCCCGCCGGCTCGTGCCAAACTAACCAGAATGAGACGAGAATGAGGCGCATGTCCCACTAGACTCACATCAAACCCCATCCTCTTATTCAAAATAAGCTCAAACCGAGGCTCAAGACTCAAAAAGTCCTTCATATTAGGATAACCCAACTTTTTAGCCCTCTTTCCAAACCGAGCCGTCACAAACTGCAGTTTCAGGGGTTCATCAGGCCATTCACGCTGAAACTGCCCGACTAAATCCATAACCTCCGCAAGGAGTCCTTTAACCTCAGCAGACAGCGGTGCTGGTGGCTCAGTGGGTGACGAAACGGCAGACGAAGTGGACGAAGAAGAGGGAGGGACGGACTCAGACACGGGGAGCTCCTTAGACGCCTTAGACGCCTTAGACGATTTGACCATAAAAACCTACGTATACCGTATATCGTTTACCGTATATCGCCTCAAAGTCAAGGCATAAAGGCCCCTCCCCCGGGGGGTAGGGGTGGGTATATTAAAAAAAAAAATACCTAGGGAGGGGGAGGGGGGTCCCCCCTTCAGTCTCAAGACGACTTTATGCTCAAACTTTTAGTCGATAAACGGTATACGGTATACGGTAGCAGACAATATAGAAGACTTGGCGCTTACCCGGTAAAAGGGTAACACCGCCTATAAGTTCAACAGTGCGTTAAGTGCCCGCAATCGCTGGTGATTTAGTCAGGGGTGGGGAGAGTGTACATAAGTTATGCACTGCGTCTTACGCTAAGTATGCGTAATCATTAGAGTTAGAGGCTGGCACACTCCATGCAGTAGTATAGTCGTACCCTATGGCACGGGGCGTCTACACCATGCTTAATCAAAAGACATGCCATCTTCCTCACGATTGTGGGCGGGAGAAACCACTGCCCATGCGCAAAAATCAAACACCCTCCCCCCACTGCCGGGGTAGGTGCGACGGCTGCATGTGCTTAAGCCTTTAACGCTCTGCGCAGCGAATACAAAAATAGAATTGCCGTTACTGCAACATAGGCTTATGTTGATGAAATGGAAGAGTGGAAAGTTATTGAGGGTTTCAGTCGTTACGAAGTTAGTAACAAGGGGCGAGTTCGATCCAGAAAACGTAATTTTATACGTAAGCAATTAAACTTTCGTGGCTATAGAACACTTAGTTTACTTTCCGACAGCGGTATAAATAAGACTGTATTTGTACACCGCTTAGTGGCATTGGCTTTTTTAGGCCCTCCCACCGCTCAAACTGTTAACCATAAAGATTTTAATCGTGAAAATAATTGCGTTGAAAACCTTGAATACTTAAGTCATGCGGATAACTTGCGATATTCCCACCAAAATGGACGTTATCCTTCTGCAACTAATCCCACAGGATTTAACGGTCATGCTTCGCGAAAGGGCAGTGCTCACACTAGGGCAAAGCTTACTGATATTGACGTGTTAACGATTAGAAAAATAAACGCCTCGCCCCGTTTATTGGCTGACGTTTATGGGGTTTCTGTTCAATGTATTCGGGACATAAAAAACCGACGCACGTGGGATCATCTATAAAACCCGCGCCCTTTAAAACCTAACGCAACGCATAGTGATCTCACCGCATCCGCTAGTGATAATCATTCATGGCAAGAAATTATCTCGAAGGCACGGCAACTAATGATTCAGGTGCGGCTGAAGTTTACCGTAACGTTTCAGTCACTCCCGTCGGAGATAAAAACGCACTCGTCTCCGCCACTGTCTCAGCCGCTTACGCCACACGAGTCGACGAAGTTTCATCCTCACTCACCTATGTCGGCAAAGCAGTAATCGGGACAGCCGTCGCCACCGCCGGATGGCAAATTTCCCGCATCGTCATCAGTGGAACAGAAACAATAATTACTTACGCCGACGGTGAGGCATCATTTGACAAAATTTGGAATGACCGTGCATCGTTAAGTTATTCATGATCCGGGGGGATTAAAGTGAGCGCAAAGGGTAATACATTTGAAAACGACGTAGTTCTATTAACATTTAACGGGACTGCGTATTCCTGGAACGCGAACGGAAATTTATACGTTGCGCTTCACACTGCGGATCCGGGTGAGGCTGGTAGTCAAACAACATCAGAGTGCGCTTTCGGCAGTTACGCCCGTGTAACAGTATCTCGTGATGGTGCAGGTTGGACAGTATCTAGCGATACGGCCTCTAACACAGCGACCATTTCATTCCCAGAATGCACATCGAGCACTGAGACAGTCACACACGTTTCAATCGGAACTGCCACGAGCGGTGCCGGTCAAATTATTTACAAGGGCGCACTAACCGCCTCGCGCTCAGTATCTAGCGGCATCACTCTCCAGTTTGCGGCTGGCGCACTACAAGTCACCGAGGCATAAATGACGGCGCAAGAAATGATGCGTGTTTTAGCTGGTGGGCATGATGGTAAAGTTCGTTTGTTTAACGAATTCATGTCTCGTGTCACCTCTGGCGAACAACTAACAGACGATGAAATCCCAATCCTAGAAGCTTTAAAAAAAGAACTAATCAAGCCAGCGGGTCAGGTTGTTCAAATGGAAGCGACAATTGTTGGCCGAGCGCAAGTAAGTGGTAGCTGATGTCCGGTTTTAAAGGGTTATTTGAAATTAACGAATCACACGAAAAGGGTCAGACCTTTTATTCGTTTTGGCGTAAGACTCCTTCGCAAACTACTATTGCAGGCCAATGGTTTGATATGTCGATGTCGCCTGGTAACCCAGCGCCACAGTATTACGCAGCTTCACCCCTGATCGCACAGCAAATGAAACGCTCAACTGACGGTGGCATCCCTCATGGTGGCGATGTCAGTACTCAGTCTAAATTCTTATCTCGATTCTTAATTCTTTCGGCAAGCGGCACAGGCTTACCCATGTCTTACCTGCTGTGTGATTATTTATTATATTACCCGTTTGTAGACACGGGCACCAATGACGAACAACTAATGACCAACAGTGTAGCCTTGCCCAGGTACTCTGACGGCGCAGGCGTTAAAATAATGGCCGTATCGGTTGCAAGCTCCGCAGGCTTACAGCCCACCTTCACAGTTAATTACACGAACAGTGCGGGCGTCTCAGGCAGAACTTCCGCCCTGCACACACTTTCGACAAACACCTTTAACGGCGCAATCATGTCAAACTTTACGACCGGCGCAATCTCAGCAATGCCATTTATCGGCTTGCAAGCTGGCGACAGTGGCGTTCGCTCAATTGAATCCGTGACATTTGCAACAGGTACGGACGTGGGACTACTGGCGCTCGTACTAGTAAAGCCACTCATGGCTGGCGTTATTTTAGAGCAAACAGCGCCGAGCGAAAAAGTCTGCCAACCACACGATGGCATAATGCCGCAAATTTACGATGATGCTTTTTTAGGAATACTTGCTTGTCCACGGGGTAGTTTAAGTGGCGTAGCATTTCACGGTGAAATAGAAACAGTTTGGAATTAAGGGAGTTTTAAATGTCCGGCTTTAGCTCATATGACGATTTCATCAACGAAGCGACGGTAAACGGTAAAAAGTTTCGTCAAGACTGGAATAAATTAATGAATCCGACCACCGCAGCACTTGCTGGTGAGTGGCACATGATGGCCCGTGGTGGTGGTAATCCGCCCGCAGACGCAATCTTTAACACCGGAACGAACTTAACTTTTAACCAAGTTCGAGACTCGACAACAAATGCTGGTGCCATTCAACATGGCGGCGACGTAAGCCCTGACTATAAATATATCGCCAATGCTTCAGCGTTTTCAGCATCAGCTACGTCAATGCCCTCTGTGCTTATGCTAGTGGATCTCGTCGGATATTATCGCGTGACGTCCATGACAACTGCCACAACGCAAGCGATGACGAACACACTGTCATCGTTTTCAACTTTTACGGCAGACGCAGGCACCGACACATGCACACACTCTAACATTAATCTTATGCCCTATACTCGTGTGCAGTTAACTACGACCACAACACTGCCTGGCGGTTTAGCGCTCGCGACAGATTATTATGTCATTAAAGTCTCAGACACGACCTGCCGTTTTGCGACCAGTTACGCCAATGCCGTAGCCGGTACTCAAATTAACATTACTGACGCAGGCACAGGCACGCACACGATTAACACTTTACTTCCTCGCTACACAAACGGCGACGGTGTGCAGGCAGTTATTTTTGCAAACAACGCAACGCCACTCGGCGCGGCTACGCCAACCCTACAGCTTGATAACTACACCAATAGTGCTCAAACATCAGGCCGGGCAACACCGACTGTCTTACCAGTTGGAAAAACAGCCGCATCAAATAACTTAATTGTCTATTCTGGAACTGGCGCCGGTAAGTATGGCCCATTCATGCCACTACAAGCTGGTGACAGAGGTATTGCACAAGTAAATAACTTCGATTTATCGGTCTCTTACGTGTCCGGTGAAGTTTCAATCGGATTAGTTCGACCACTGATCACAATGCCAATGACTACAATTGGTGTGGCAAGTGAGCGAGAGTTCATGACTCAAGTCGCAGGCGGCATGTCACGGGTGTACGACGGTGCAGCACTTTACTGGATTCTCTACAGCGGTGCAGCCACTCCGGCGAACACTGCATTTTTTGGTCATCTTGACTTTGTTTACGGGTGATAATTGGCATTAATAGGTAACCAGTCAGTCTTATTAAAATCTCACGCGCTGTTTACGAACGGCACGTCGACTGCTGGTGCTTATGCTGCCAACTTAAAAACTAATTACATAAATCCAAGCGTATTAAACGCACGGCGAATAAACTTAGCACCTCGCACCTCAATCCCCGAGGGCTATAATTTAGGTCAGGCATACCTTGCCCCACTTAAATCCGGTGGGCTTGCAAGTGGTTTGCGAATCGTCGGTGAGGCGTCCGTTGCGGCATCTGCCACAGCAGCAAGACTTTCAACTGCGACCTTACTTGGTGAGGCAACAGTTGCGGCAAGTTTAGCTGTACTAACGCCAGGTGCTGCAGCTCTTACTGGCGCTGCAACACTCACTGCATCAGCCGCAGCAGTATCAAGTGGCGCGGCAGCAATCAGTGGTGTTGCGACATTCACCTCTAACTTATCTGCAATCGTACCAGTCGCGGCAGCAATAAACGGAGCGGCAACCGTTGCGGCCAACTTAACTGGCATTGGTCGTCTAGCCGCAGAAATTGACGTCGGCGCTGGTACCGAATTAAGCCCTAGCTCTTTGGCCGATGCAGTTTGGGATACTGTTTTATCAGAACATCAAGACGTTGGTACTACTGGCAAAGCATTAAACGATGCAGGTGGTGCAGGCAATCCATGGTCTGCGGACCTGGCGACAAACAACACCGCCGGAACCTTCGGTGCTCTCGTCCAAAAGTTGCTGACGGTTGCCAAGTTTCTCGGTCTTAAGTAGTGTTACCTTATGGACGAAGACTCAAAAACAGGTTTTGACGCCGAAAACGACGACTTCACTGCGCACGAAGAAGACCCCGAGGCGGAAAAAGAAGCCGACGGACGCTCCTGGGGTGACCGTATGCTTGTCGAAGGCCGCGAGTTAAGTCCGCGCCACAGAAAACTTGCCGAACTCTTAGCGCAAGGACTGCCGAACCATAAAATCGCAGAGCAACTCGGCTACACGGACAGTCGCGTTTCGATTCTCAAGTCAAACACCAAGATCCGTGAGGAAACCGAGCGAATCAGAGAGAGAATTTTCGAGGAGTCCGTAGGTCAACGACTGAAAAAAATGACCGAACCGGCACTTGCTGAAATAGAACGTTGCCTTGGCGATAAAACAAAACGCTACTCAGAAAAACTAAAGCAAGAAACTGCCCGATGGCTCTTAGAGAAGGTCGACGGCAAGGCCGCACAGAAACACGAGCTCGGAGACAACCTCCTTGCTGTCATGATGGACAAACTCGACGCTGTAAAAAGCTCCGGCTACTTCACCCACGGCCAAAGTATAGACGTAACTCCTCAACCCCAGCTCCCAGGGGCCACACCAGAGCAAGAAGCGGAAATGACCGAAGAAGAAAAGCTTGCCGCATGGGTAAAGAGCTTCTGATCTGCTAAATTTACACTCCACGCAGAGTGTCATCGTCAAAAAATCACACTAAAAGTACACAAACCGTAAAAATTCGAGCAGACTTGAAGGAAATACCCAGTAAGTGTTACACTTTTTTGCTTCATAGACGGACTATACGTGAACATTGAACTTTCCCCGGATGCACTAGAAAGATACTCACAGCTCCGCTCAAATCCGTGGCTTTTCCTCAAGCATTGCGTCGTCACACATGATGAAGTGGACCAAGATAATCCAATAAAACCCTTTCCCTCTCACCTCGCTTACCTGCACTTCCTCGTCCTTATGTGGCAGAAGAAAAAACGCCTCGCCGTCCCGAAATCACGACGCCTCACCGTGTCCTGGACCTTCATCGGTCTCGCACTCTGGGATTGCCTCTTCCACAAGGGCCGCTCATGGGCACTCGTCTCCAAAAAAGAAGAGGACAGCAAAGAATTAGTGCAGAGGGCAAAGTTCATCTACGACCACATACCACCGGAAATCATCTCCCGTGACCTCCTGCCGAAACTCAAACGTGGCGAAATGCAAAGCTCACCGCCCGTCATGGACTTCGAAGAAATCTACTCCAAAATCCAAGGCTTCCCGTCGGGTGCAAACCAAATGCGTCAGCGTGGATTCTCCGGACTCTTCTTCGATGAGGTCGCCTTCTGGGAGGAAGCCGAAGCTGCTTACGTTTCAGCCGAGCCGACCGTTAAAGGTGGCGGTCACATGATCATGGTCAGTACACGCTTCCCCGGCTTCTTCAAAAAAATCGTCTACGACAAACTCGACCAAAAAGATCTCAACTTCAGTGACGCCGTACCGGAGGGTGCACGCTCACCCATGGAAGGCATAGACGTATGGGAGAACTCAAGGAACGGTTTCACCGTAGTGGACCTTTCACACAGGGCAAATCCCGCTAAACGCTCACCGGAGTTTGAATCCGAACTAATGAAGACCCTCCCCATTCATCTCTTTCGCCAAGAGTACGGAAAAAGTTGGTCGACCTTCGAAGGTAAACAAGTCTACGAGGATTTTAACGAAAACATTCACGTCACCCAACACAGGCCAAAACTATGGACCGGACTCCCCCTCTTACTCGGGTGGGACAGCTCCGGACTCACCCCCGCCGTCGTATTCGCACAAATGCAAGGCGAGCAGCTCATCGTACTTCGTGAAATGATCGGAATGGGCATGGGAGCACTTCGTTTCGTCCCTGCCGTATATGCGGAAATAAAACTACATTACCCGCAAATCACTGACATCGCAGAACAAACAATTTCATGGTTCGATCCCGCTGCATTTAAGCGCAACGAAGTGACCGAGCAGACTTACCTGCAAGCAATGATCAAGGGTGGTTTCCGTCAAGTCAGACCAGGTCCAATGACATGGAACAAACGAGTCGAAGGGGTAACTTCCCTCCTCACTGGACTCGTTGGCGGTAAACCAAAACTACTAATATATGAGGCGGACTGCCCTATACTCATCGCCGGATTCAAGGGTGGCTACCGTTACCCCGATTCAGTCCTAAACGTAGAGCCTGACCAAATGCGTCCCATCAAGGACATTCACTCGCACCCGCATGACGGTTTTCAATACCTATGCGGCGGTCTTCGTGGTCACCTCTCCGAACATTACAACGTAAACATCCCAACACCCACTTACGGGTTCCAAAAACCTGAAACTCACAACGATAAGCCAACATTGAGGAAACGTTATGTCTAAAATGACCGATGCTGATTTAGTAAAGTACATCATGGCCTGCCGAGACGAGGCCGATGAGGCAAAGCGTGACCGCATGTCTCGTAACAAAAACAATTACGACATGTTCCACTTACGTCACGACTTCAGCCATAAAACCGCAGGCCAATCAACTGAAGTGCTAAGTAAACAAAGCATGGCAGTCGAAACAATCCGCTCGTTCTTTCAACAAGCACTTGTCGACATTGGCGATTGGTGGACTGCTGAGACACAAACGCCCGGCGACGACGTCAACATGCCCATTCGTGCCCATGAAATCACCAAGCTGACGAATCATTTCCTCGAAAAAGGAAAATACTATTCACACGTCGGCAACTCAGTGCAGTCAGCCCTACTGGCCTCACTCGCCATCAGTAAAACCTACGGTCAAATGCGAGCGAAGCCGAAGTTTATCGTCAAGTCCAAAGGTAAAGGTAAGAACTACCGACGAGTCCTAGAGAAAGTCGACAACAAAAGCTGGGAGTTGGCCTTCAGCACAGTGAGGGCGGAAAACTATTACCCCGATCCAACAGGTAAGGGCCTCTATGAAATCGAAGAGATGTGGCCCGATTACCATGAAGTGCTAAGTCTCGCAGAAGGCGACGATGCCATTTATGAAATGTCGAAGGTAAACAATCTCGGTTTAGAGGGCGTCACCGAAACAATGGACGACGCTGACAAGGCGAGAGAGACCGGACAGAACACCTCAGACGGATCCCACAGACCAAAGATTAAACTTACCGAGTTCTGGGGTGACGTCATTGACCCCTCAACCGGCAAACTATGCTACGAAAACTACGTTATCACCGTGGCAAATGACCAAGAGGTAATCAGAAAAGAACCTAACCCTCTCTGGCACCAAGAAAGACCCTATGCCTCATCACCACTCACTGAAGTAGCAAACTCCGTTTGGCATAAAGCACTAATGGATGCACCGTCAGAACACAATCGTGCCCTCATTGAACTCTACAACCTATTCGTCGACGCTGCGATGAAGCAAGTCCATGCTGTTAGTCAATTACGAAAAGACATGCTCGACAATCCGGCGCAAGTTGCCGACGGTATTACTCCCGGCACCACTTTAGCGGTGAACTCAATGCTCCCTGTAGGTGGTAAAGTCCTAGAGTCCCTCACGCAAGTGCAAGTACCACCGGACGCATTCAATATTTTTAATTTAATGAACCAAGAGTTCAACGCCAGTGCCCTGACGAGTGATCTACGTCAAGGTGTGATGCCCTTTCGTGCAGTTAAAGCGACAGAAGTCGTCGAAGCCTCACAAACCATCACTTCAGTCTTTCAAGGCATCGCAAAGAACTTCGAAGCCCGTCAAATCATGCGTGAACTCGAACTCGCCTGGAAAACAACAGCACAGAACTGGGATCGCATCGACAAAGAGACCTTTAAATCCCTCTTTGGCCCAGAACGCGGCGAAGAGCTTAGTCAATTATCACCAGAAGACGTATTCGCAGCTACAGTGAACGGGATTAAGTTCCGCGTCTACGGCGTGAGCATGACCCTCAGCAAGGGACAGGATTATCAAAAACTTACCCAAATGCTACAGGTCATCGGCTCTTCTCCGGCCATCATGGAAGAGTACGTCAAGAAATACGATCTCGGTAAGACCCTTGGCGAAATCCTCACCGCTCTCGATATTGATAAATACAAACTAGAGATCCCAATCGCAGTGCAAAACACCATGGCACCCGAAGCGCAAGAGGGCGCACCCGTTGAATCACCCGATCAAATGAGTCAAGTGCCAAGTCCAATGGAAGAAATGGCAGGCGCAGGTATTCCAACGACTGAATTTCCAGGCTCACCAGCAGGGGCAATCCAATGACAAACGAAGAACTAGCAGACGCACGAATTTTCGCACTCGCCTCACCCGTAATCCTGCCACTCATCCAAAGGCGTAAACAAAACGCCTTCATGAAGCTAGTAGCGAGGCACAAAGAGGGCATCACGGACAACACCGCAATCATTGCGGAACTTTCCGTCCTTAACGACTTAGAAATCGAACTAAACCAAAAAGAACAAATTTACCGACACGCAGAGGAGTCACAAAATGCTAGAACAAAACGGATCTAAATCAACACTTACGGAGTTAGCGGAAATTAGAGCAGCGGCTCGTGCACAAGCGAGCGGTGAAGCACCGGCAGAAGACGCAGAACTTCCAGAAGGTGCAGCACCATTAGAAGCATCAGCCGATGAACCCGCAGTGGAAGAAAAAAAGGAAGACGCAGCACCGGCGGCAGCACCGGCAGAAGAAGAAGAAACTTTAATCAAAATCGGTGACCAAGAATTTAAGACGCAAGCCGATGCACTTAAATACGCCGAAAAGTTAGTGCAAGAAAAAGAAGTCTCAGAAGCTTACAACATGGGCATCCGTGAAACACTCGAACACACACGCGCAGCAGCACCCCCACCGCCACCAGAAGAAGACAAATTTGAAGAAGAGTTCTACGCCAACCCAAAAGAAACACTCCGCAAAGTAAAAGAATCCGCCACACAAGAAGCCTTGGCAGTAATTAACGCGGAAAAAAGAAAAGAAGAGCTCTGGACTACATTTTTTTCGCAGAACCCCGATCTTAGTGGCCAGAGGTTATTTTGCGAACACATTTTGCAACAAAACATGGGCACCATCGGAAAGATGGTCGACGTCGACAAAGCCATGAAACTACTGGCACAAAAAACACGTGCACATTTTCAAGACTATATAGAGAAGGCAAAGCCTCGAACCGAATTAAGCAGGTCAGCGGCACAGGCCGTGAGTCCAGGCGGCGCACAACGATTGAGTGTAACACCTCAGAAAAAAGACGACGTCCCGTTGACAATGGCACAACAAATGAGAAAGCTAAAACTACGCGCATAAAAAACTTGACCCCTCGGGGTAACGCGCAATCCTTTAAGGAAGGTAAGCAATGGCAACACACAGTTGGGTAAGCGACGGTCCGAGTGGCGTATACAAGAACCATGATTTATCATCGCGCATTCGTATGGCTTCGATCAAAGAAGCTAAATTCATGCAATTCGTTAAACCAGAAGAAGGCTACGGCAAAAAGAAAGGTGAGTCGGTAACTATCACTCGCGTTTCTAACGTTACCGTGCCAACGACTGACGTATTAAACGAAAACAATCGTGTGCCCGAAGACACTCTAAGCTTAAGCACACAAGCGATCACTGTAAGTGAACGCGGTCGTGCAATTCCTTACACCAAATTGGCAATTGATTTGTCAGCATTTGACTTAGAAAATGCCATCCAAAAGAAGTTAAAAGATCAGCTTAAACTTCGCATGGACATTGCTGCATCTGCCGCCTTCAAAGCCGGTAAGATCTTAGCAATCCCAACAGGTGTCGCTGAGACCACTTTCGAAACTGACGGCGCAGCTTCAAACGTTGCACTTTCAAACTTAAACATGTTCCACGTGGAAAGTATCCGCGACTACATGTTCAGCACCCTAAACATCGCACCTTACATGGGCGACGATTACGTGTGCGTCTTAATCACTCAAGCAAAACGCGGTTTAATGCGTGACCCAGCTTGGGTTGACTGGAAAAAGTACACCGATCCCGGAGCTAAATATAACGGCGAAATCGGTCGCATCGAAAACATCCGTTTCGTTGAAAGTAACCACACTTCAGCACTAGCTGACGGTCTTGGTACTGGCGACATCATGGGTGAAGCTGTATTTTTCGGCGAAGACCCAGTGACAATGGCTGTTGCAGAAGACCCACATCTTATCGCCGAAGAAAACGTCGGTAATGATTTCGGTCGTAGCAAATCAGTTGCTTGGTACGGCATTTACGGATTCGGCCAAATCTGGTCTGACTCTGCAAACGCTGGCGAAGCACGTGTTGTTTACATGACGTCACAATCTTAATTTTTGATAAACGAGGTAAAAAATGTCTTATCCATATCGCGGTTCACACTTAGATTTTTTCGTCCCACTAATAACCTTAGCGCAGAATGCTGCTGAGGTTCTTAAGGAAGTGGACATTGGTGCTGCATCGGCAGACCACGGCGAATTAGTCTGCATCCGTCCCTGCTACGTCGTACAGTGCGGTTTCGCACTTACGAGTGAAGCGGCATCGGGCACCACTACTGCACCAACTGTAATTTTCACCAAGCGACCCACACCATTATCTGCAACAGGTGAAGCTGTCGCCGGTACCGTAACCGTAGCTTCCGGCTCGGCCATCGGAAAAGTCGCTTACGAAAACATCACCCCCGTTAAATTTAACGTCGGTGATTCAATGGAAATTTCGTGGACCGTAGGCGTCGGTACCCCAACGGGCCAAGGCGTATACTACTTCGTCTGTGAATCAAGCCCAGAAGTCGAAGGCAACAACAGCGACATGATCGCCGGTTAAGTTTAAATAATACGGTGGCTCCCCCTGGGGCCATCATTTTTGACGGAGAACTAAGATGGCAGATATTGCAGCAGCTAACGTTACTCACTTAGTGCTAAAGCAGCGAAAAAAAGGCGATAGCCGCTCGCATAACTTAGTTCGTCTTTCATTCGGCGACGGTGCTCTAACTTACCCCGCCAATGGTATTCCCTTGAGCAAAGCAAAAATGGGATGCCCCGTCATTATCGAATCTTTAGCAGTTGTCGACCAAGGCGTATCAGGCTACGTTTTTAGTTACGATCAATCGACGGAAAAATTAGTCGTCTTCCGAGGCGACAATGACAACGTCGCTGATGGCCCACTTGTCGAAGCCTCTACTGTAGCAATAGCTGCACAAGTTCTCGAAGTGGAAGTCATCGGATACTAAACGGGAGAGCAGTATGCGTCCATTTCAAGAAGAAGAAAAACCACCAGAAGGTTTCGACTTACGTGTATCTTTTCGTGACGAAAAAACTGGTCTCGTTGTTCAAAACAATCCCTATGTAATGAAAGTTTTCGCCACTCCCGACGGTGGAAAATCTCGAGTATTCGAGCGTCCCGTCGGATCAGGCAACATGTGGGATAAAAAAGGCAAGCCTGCCGGACGTTGGGTTATTGACGAGAAAACTAAACGCGGTTCACTAGACGCATCAGCAGCTCATATTGCTTTTGTTCCGCCGGAAACTTCCGATCAGAAACTAGCTCGGGCATTGACTGCAAAAGACGCAGAGATTGCAACACTTCAAAAAGAACTTGCTGCAATTGAAGCACAGAACAAAGCGAAAAATAAAAAGCCAGAGCAGGGGAGCTAAGTCTCTCCTTTAAGGGGGAATCTTGGCCCAGTTTAGAAGCACTGCCGATCTTTTGGACCTCATCCTCCGTAATGGCGGTGAGGTCACCAACGGTAATTCTCCCTATGAGAGTGACGTCTTAAGTTTCCTCAATCAAGTGCATTTCGCAGTCATTGCCGGTGGCACTATCCCCATTGGTAAAGATCAGACCGCAGAGATTGATGAGGTCTGGCCGTGGGCTAAGTCCCGCACACCCCTCGTTATTGAGCTTCAACCTAAGTATGACACCGGCACAGTAACACTCACCCAAGGTTCAGAAGCCGGAGTGTTTTCAAGCGCACCTAGTTTTTCCGTCGAAGGCTGGCATTTCACCGTTGAGGGGGCCGGAACAGTTTACAAGATCGCCTCACATACGGCGGCCTCCACGAACTTCGAACTCGACAGCGCATACACTGACGACACGGGGACGGTTAACTTTCAAGCGATGAAACTAGAATATGATCTAGTCCCCTCATTCATCACCATAAATGCTAGTAATAATAAATTTCAATTTCAGAAGGTGGCCGGTACGGACATTACGGCAACACTCACCTTCGGGTCTTACTCACCCGCAGACTTAGCGACTCACGTCGCAAGTGTTGCAACGACTGCCGCAGCAGGCCCCGTTATCACCGGCAGCTACTCAAGCACGACACGACTCTTCACCTTCACTTCAGACCTTGCGGGCGCGACAATTTTCCGCATCCAAGGTGCCGGAAGCCAGTCACCCTATTCGGTCCATAAAAACTTAGGTTTTGATGATGAGCTCACCTCCTCCGCCACTAGTTTCACCTCGACTTACATCCTTGGCGGTATCGCACGATTAGTCGAACCGATGAAAGTGCAGAAGGGTTCAAGCATTGACGGATCTATTTACGGAATAGACTCAGAGTCGTTTCAACGTAATTACCCTGTAAACCAAATAAGTGAAGAGACGCCAAGTAAGTTCTTCGTCATGCACGAGGGATCAGACGGTGCACTTCGTGTTCGCTTTAACGCCTACCCGGCGGCGAAAACTCGCATTGAAATTGAGCGAGTAGAGGTGCCGCGTGACCTCAAAGATAACGCCTACTCAATGCCACTTCTCCCACGAAAAGACGCCGAACTGCTACAATTCGCCGCAACTTTTTTTCTCATGGCCAATAAATCAGACGACCGTGCACAGCTCTTTGCAAGCCTTACGCAAGGTAAACTAAAAGCCATGATCGCCGCACATCGTGGCGGACTCGTGCGGGCGGGCGAGAAGTTCGGCCAAACGACACCACGATTAGACAAAATCGGTTACCGTCGTCGTGGCATTAACACCAGCGGAGATTCTTACTAATGGCTTACGGAGGCACATGGGCCAGCATTCCACTTGGTCAGCTTGGCCTCCTCACTGACGTACCTCCGGGTGAAGTGCCACGTGGTGCACTCATTCGTGCGAATAATATTTCTTACGAGACGGGCATGGTCACTAAGGCACCCGGCTCCCTTCGCTACAATACACAAATCCTCCCTTCACCAATCGTCGCATTATTTGACTGGTGGCCCGACACTGTTACACAAAGATTAATCGCCGCCTGCGCCAACGGCTCCCTCTATCGTGACATTGGTGACCGCGTATTCTCCGGTGCAGTTGCAATCAAGTCTGGACTAATGGCCCTAGAGCCGCGCAATATGTTCGTCGAAGGTGGCAATGAGACTGCCGGACGGCAGAAGAAATTGTTCTTCTTCTCAAGTACAAATCAAGTGCAAGTTCTCGAGGGTGACGAAAGTACATTCGCCGATATTGCCTCACCCGCTGCCGACTGGACCACACCGAATTACCCAAACGTCGGGATTATTCATCGCAATCGCCTCTGGGCATTCATGGGTCAACGGGCTTACGCAAGTGACTCCGGTAATCATGAAAACCATACGACTAACAACCTTACGCAGAGTATTTTCCCCGGCGAAGGTGGCAATATCACAGGGGCACATGTTTTTAAGGGGCGACTCTTCACCTTCAAGGAAGGCGGATTCGTCTATTATCTTGACGACGCTGACCTAGACTCAGACAACTGGAACTGGAAAAAGCTAGCCTCAAACTTCGGTCTCGCCTCCCCACATGGCATTATCGAAGTCATTAACGACATGGTAGCGGTAAACGAGTCCGGCTCACCGATCAGTTATAATGCCGTCGAAGCACTAGGTGACATTGAGTCGGCTGACGTCCTTCGGATATTGCAGATTGAAAACTACGTCCGCAGTGTAACTTCACTTGCCGGTATCGAAGTCCTCCACGCTCTTTACTATGAGGCGAAAAAACAGGCGTTCTTCACCTACCGCACCAAGTATCAGACGACTAACGACACCCTCTTGCATATAGATTTTAATCGTCAGTCACCACGGGCGGCCTTCTGGCCTAAAGACCAAGCGGATTGTCTCGCCCTCCGTAAAGACGTAAACAAAATCCAACGCCCCATCTACGGAAGTGCCGACGGTTACGTTTACCTCATGGACCGTGAGGACCGCCTAGTCGGTGGGTCCGGCTATAACGGAGAATTTAAAATCGGTCACACTGACTTCCGTTTCCTTGATGAGAAGATCAGCGCACGGAATAAACTTTACGACTTCTTAGCCGTTGAGTTCGTCCCTAATGGCAACTGGAACATTGAAGTGGACGTTTATATCGACGGAACTTTCAGTGAGACGGTTAGCTTCAGCATGGACGTAAGAGACGACGGTCTTGACACCTTCACACTCGACCTTGACCCACTTGGTCGAGAAGAAGCACAAACCCTAATTAAACCCCTACATGGGTCAGGGCGTAAAATTTCCTTCCACGTTCGACAATCCGGATCAAATCAAAATTTCACCTTAGCTTCATTCTCAGTCGGGTTTAGACTGAGCGCAGAGCAAGTAACTAGGGTTTAGAGGGGTAATATGCCAGGCGCGAATTTTCCACGACTTAAAAATTGGACCTCAACTGAGGATGTAACGGCAGCGGACCTCAATGCAGAGTTTGATAACATTCTCAATAATCTCACCGCTGCAAACGTTGATGACTTCTCGGCTAACGTTTCTCAAATGCAGAGTTCAACAGATCCCGGTGAGGTTGGCTCTGAGTCCCTTGCAACTTCAGTGGCAGGTGAAATTCAGCGCATTCGTTTCTTGCTGACGGAAATCACTGGCTCAGAAGAGTGGTATGAAAGCCCAGTCTCTTCGATTTTAGGTCTTGCCAATGCCATTGGTACGGGACTAACAGCAAACCGCATCGTCTCCGGGAAAGTACGCTCGACTTCACAGCAGCCTCTTTTTCTCGTACCTGACGGTGCAGCACGTACTATTACTGTCGATGTAACACCAAATCTTGTTTACTACATAGACAGCATTGAATATTCAATCATCACGGACACAACACTTACTAACCTAACCGCAGCTCCTTCTTCTAACAACACCTGCGCAATTAACGACGCCAATGCTGCCGGACAATACTGGACTGCACAACAAGGTGAAGACGGAACAGAAATTCCCATCGATACGGTGGGATCAGAAATTTCTGCCCTAGTGGGCAAGTTTGCCGCCTTTAAAATTGGCGCTGAATACTTTTTTGCCTACGTTAAATCAACTACTGCCCTATCAAAATGTCGTCGTGGTTTTTTCTTCGATTCAACCGGAGCACCACTTCCTCGTGTAACTTATTCAGATAACGATGTAATCACACTTGTTAAGTTAAGTTGGATTTACGCTAAGTCAGATTTAACCCTCACTGTTACTTATAATAATCCCATATGGGCAAAGGATGAACCATCATCTCCTGCAATTGGTGATTATTGGTTCGACTTACAAAATAACACCTGGAAAACCTACACAGGGACAGCATTCGTTACGGCTAACGCAAACTTCATCGGTATGTGTGTTCAAAACACTACAGCAACTATTGCTGCTCGTTCCTTTGATTTCTTCAAAGGCTATGATGATATAAATACGATTGAGTTAACTCCAGAGTCAAACACCCAAGTTAAATCACGCTTTATCGGCTCAAAAATTAACGTTTTTGGAGCTTCAGTTTTAAACGATTACAACCTTCACACATGGGATATGACTCTTGACCTCGACACTGGAGTTACTGAAGCTGCATCCACTTACTATTATTTCTATATAACAGAACTTGGTGACAAGATTATCTCTTCCGTTAAGCCTTACGACAGGCGTGAGGATTTAAGGGGATACTATCATCCACACCAAAGCTGGCGCTGTGTGGGTCGTGCCTATAACAACGGATCTTCAAACTTAACTGAAGTTACTTCCTACTTTACGCGTTACAGTTTTGATAAATTACGTTCTCTTTCTGTTGCAGAATATGCACCTTACACTGACGACACTATTATCATGTCTGGTGCTTCATGGACGATAACCCTTCCGACGGCAGTCGGTAATGCAGGCAAAAAATTTCAGTTCATTCATAACGGGACAACAGACACTCAGATTTACACCATTGCAACGACAAGCTCGCAAACAATATCGGGCACGACATCGGGATCATTCGCCCTTCGTCAAAACGGTGAAACACTTGAGGTAATTTCAGACGGAACAAATTATCTAGTTATTAACCAAAGACCCGGAGCTGCACTCGTTCCAGTCTTTGCCTGTCGTGCTTATGTAAATTTTGATAACTCCGTAACGACTGCGGATGTATCTGGCACTTACTCGCGTACAGGAACAACAGTCACCGTTACAGTTACAGCGCATGGCCATCGTGTTGGACACATGGTCTATGCGGATTTCACCACTGGTACTGCTGTTGACGGATTGTTTATAGTTGTAAGTGTAATCGACGCAAATAACTTTACGTTTACGCATGGTACGTCAGGTGCAACATCCGGTAACATTACCCTAAAGCGTCGAGCGATTCGTGGGACCGCAGGTAATGTTCAGAGTGTGACAAATAACGTAGGAACTGGTGGCCAATTTTACGTTAATTTTGCAACAGCAATGCCTGACCTTGGTTATGTGGTTTGTGCGACGGCATCCGGAACTGCGGGCGGCAGTACAACGTTTAATTCTGGTGCTTATATAAGCGAAGGTGAAACTTTGGCAACTGCTCGCACGGCGGATTATATTTTCATGAAAAATCAAACTGAGGGTGGTGACGGCCAAATTTCATTAACTATGAATTCACCATCCGTGTCAGTTGCGGTATTTCGATGAGTCTTTGGGAGCAATACCTCAAAGAACGTTCTAGTCAGGAGTCCCTAGAATACGACTGGGGTTTCCTCACTTACCGCATCGTCGGTAAACAATGCGAAGTCTATGACATTTTCGTCCGCAAAGAATTTCGCCGAACGAGAAAAGCCTGGGACCTGCTCGATGAGGTCGTCACCCTTGCCCGTGCGTCTGGGTGTGACACTCTCGTCGGATTCAACTGGCCCGCAACGCCAGGTGCAACTGAGTCCATGCAAGCGGCCATAGCTTATGGTTTTAAGCTGCACTCCGTTGAGGGTTTGCGTATACTTTTAGT